TGATGGCCTTAGCCACTCTGTGATCGATCTCCTCGAGTAGTTGGGCGATCAACATCATGGTTGAACGGTGGATCAGGATCAGGACAGACAAAATGAGAGCAAAACCGCCCACAACCAACAGATCCGTCAGAACGATGTGATCAACCCGACCGGACACGCACCCATCCCGGCCTTAATCCTCTCGTTTCGGTGGCCCTCCACCACACCCGCCCATGTACGTTGCTAGTATTAGAGAGTTGAGCGATTTCACCGAAGGATCCTCCCCCTTCCAGACCAACCCCCTCCGGCTGGCGGTTGCCTATACCTCTGAATTGTAGTGAACTGGTGGCAGCAGCAGCGCCGTTGTTATGTAGGGACGGCCTCCCCTAGCGGGGCTATGCCCCGCAAACCGAGCGCAGCGCGCTACCGGAATATCCGACATGCTGAATACGAAATATTGACCGCCCTGATGATCGATGAGGTACTCAGGGAACGCACACACGCCATCTTGAGGGCCGGAGTGCCGAAGGGTGATTCGGTGGCCTTAGAACGTGCGAATAAGGCACTGGCGAACCTTTCAGTGGTCTTCAACGGGATGAGAGCGAACAGGGTCAAGAATCTCCCAGACTGGCATATTGATTCGGAGGCCGAATCATGATCATGAGAATGGTTTGTCGATTCTGTAAAATCGTCTTCGAGGTTCAGTCCTTCGAGCAGATAGCTGACGTTCAGGGTCAGGACTGTTTCATTACCCGTGCTGGCATCAAGCACGAACTCCGCAGAGAAGGTGATTCAGCGTGAGAAAGAAAGCATTTTTTGGTCGAAAGTGCCGAAATCGCCGATGCAAGGTTCTCTATTGGTATGTGAATAAATCGGGTTGTCCGGGTTGCGGTGAAGGGGCGATTGAATGAGGCGAGGATTGTGGCGCTGCTCACGTTGTGAATACTGGTGGATCTGGGAGACAGAGCAGGGAGTGAAGCGCCTAGATCGGGTTTGTCGAAAAGATGGTCACAGAATTCAAGCGATGCTAACCCGGAAGTCAGGCAACCGAGGAAGAAGGCGAACTGATGAAATCCTTGAGTACCCTGCCTATCGGCCAGTGTCCTCGATCCGCAAAGAGCAATTGCGGCGTAATCGAACGAGGTCGAATCGCAACCGCGAGTTTGATGCTTCGATGGGGTTCAAGTCGTGGACATTCGTTCCCGCCTCGCATGTCGCCGCAGCGAAGAAAAGATGGGCAACGAAATCTCAAGGCGATCCCACGAAGGAGGATGATGAGTAATGGCTTTCTATTACTGCTACTGTTCGAGTAGTCAAGGTCGGAAGATGTTCAAGATAGGTTCTGAAATACCGCCTTATCCCTCAGAGACCTTCCTCATGGTGCACGGCCGCAATGCAATTTGTCGCTACAAATGTCCGAACTGTGGCGGGGAGTGGTGGGTGTACGCATGATCTGGAACCCACAAACAGACGTGAGTCGTGGGACCAAGTGTTTCTCTGCGCAGAGTCAGAGCAAATACCCCGGTTCCTATCCGGTCGGTTTTCTCAAGTGGGTCAAGGATTCGGGTTGGTGGGGCGATAAGCGGATTCATCTTTGCGCAGGGGGGGTGATCGACGCCGATTCTGATCGAGTGGACATTCAACAGATCTGCACGACGCCCTCTAAGCGTCATCAAGCGAAAGGAAAACTCGCCCCAGAGAAGCGAGGCCTGACCTATCGAACAACGGCGAATATTATTGCCGATGCTCGGGACACCGGACTCGACGCCGAATCGTATAATTGGGTCGGGATTGATCCTCCCTATACCTCTGAGTTAGCGGCGAGGCTGTATGATACAGAAGAAGCCTACTCGAGTATCAATGCCTTCGTCAAAGAGGGCTGGCGGCTTCTCGAACCGGGAGGCTATCTCATGACCTTCACCTACGAGATATGCAAGCGACCCGGAGAGGACGCGACGATGATCGCTAGTTGGGGGATCTATACGACGCCTGCAGTAAGATTCATGACGGCTCTCACAGTATGGAGAAAGGACGGGGATTCAGGCCCGCAGGGACTAGATCGCTTTCTTGAGTGATTTCCGGAATTCGGTGACCAGGTGCGACTTCGAAGACGATCAAAAGTGCGATTCCAGCCGAATTTATTTTGAGAAATCCGAAATCCGGTAAAATCTTAGAATTCTCCGCTCTCTTGAACTGGCCCGGTTGGGACTCCTTCATTCCAATCGGGAGTTGTTGCTGCGGGATCTCTTTCGATGTAGTATGGTGAAAATGGATCCATGGTGGCGGCCCACCATGCGTCCGACAATCTCACGCTCGGATCATTGAACCTCTGCCCGCCGAGACTGGTAGAGGGGTTCTCAAAGCCGGCTCCGAAGTCAGGAAGGTTCACCCCACTCAATAACTCGATCACGTCAATGAGTCCACGAAGGGGGCCACCGGCTCCGGTGTAGACATCACCCGCCGCAGCGGCTTGCTCCTTAGCATCATCCAGTTGGCCGAGGAATTGCTCTACCGGATCGGTGATAGCCTCAGGATCAAAGAGAAAGATGAATGAAACGCCCGCTAGAAGTCCACTGGCTGCGAGTAGAGTGAGCACCGTGACTGTACCCGTCACATCGTTCAGGAGTTTGACCATCGGTTCTGCGATCCGGTTGAATTGGAATGCGGCTGTCAGGCCTGACAACAGCTCCCGTTCCGACTCCTGAAATTCGATACGGTGGACAATGACCTGATCAGGCTTGGCTTTAGGCATCAGATCAGCCCATCTCGGCTGAAATGCACTTGTGAATCACGGTTCCGTTCTGATTGACTCCGTATGGCGCGGCTACTAGGAGACAATTCTCGGGTATGACGAGCAGGGGAGCGCCCCATGAGCCTTTAGCAGCAAAGCCAACCATGACAATCGGGTTCTGTTCGGAGTCGGCGGCTGCGGCTAGATCGGCGTTAGCGAATCCGAGAGGGAACGATAGGTCATCGGCAATCTGGATCTGTCCGTTTCCGTCCTGAGCGATGGCCGTTGCGGGATAGATGTAGTAGTGCATATTGGTTGCGACGGTGCTAGTGCCGTTGTAGCAGCATAGTTGAGTGACTACTCTAGGCGTTCGTTGAGTGGTCAGGATCACGGTTGCATATCCTTGGTCGGTCGTTGCCTGAGAATGCACGGTTGAATAGCGCCAGTTAGAGAGGTGCATGGCGGATCATCTCCGTGCTTCCGTCGTCCTCACGATGGCTTCATACCGCTTCTGAGTAATCAGATCAAAGTCAGCCAAAAGACGCGCTGACTTTCTGAGCGAAGCCTTCTCGCCCATAGTCGCACGGCGAACCCTGCCCTTCGCCGCTTTGCTCGCCTTCGCCAACGGGATCACCCGTCAGTCCTGAAAGTCAATCTTGAGTTGAGATGTATGGGTAATCCGCCCGATGGTTGAAACTGTGTGGAGGCGGCCCCACCGGAGGCGGTGAAACCTAGAGATCCGTATGGTATTCCTGATCCATCGAGCAGCATCACCGAGGACGTAATTTCTGCATCGTTATTACCGGCTTGAGCCATGTAATGTGTGCAGACTCGACCCTGTAATGTCGTGCCGATCCCGTTGCCGGTGAGGATCGAGACGAACTCATGCTCACCTGCTCCTCCCGGTGTGACTGTGAACACATGGTATTCACCGTTCGAGCATGCAACCGATACCGAAGCCATTCTCGATGTGACGGCCTGAGCCATCACCATCAATTGATCTCCGGACTCCAATTCCTTCGGGTAGGGCAAAGGAGCAGGTAGAGGTGTGCAACCGCCATCTTTGCCGGATCCGAACGGTAGGACGGCCTTGATCACGCCGGCTGAACGAATGTAATTGTAAATCGCCTCTGTCTCTGCGATCCAGCCTCCTCGTGCTAGGACGAAACGACCGAGTTGGTTGCCGTAAGTGCCTACATCTTGAGCCGATCCGACATAATTGAAATCAGTCTGAATATTGTCTTCTGCGTTTTCTGTTGTTGCTGCGTTGAAAACTGGGATCACGGCCCCAGATCGTGAAATGAGTTGTCCATAGGACTGAACGTTAGCCATTCAATCAAACCCTGATCCCGACGCCCAATGGCTTCATGATGTTGCGATTTATGTTCGAGATCGGTCCGCGCATCAATCTGCGCCCCCACTTGAAGGTAATTCCTGTGACGAAACTAGCTACGGCCATGTTCTTCCAGTTGTTAGCGAAGTTGGTCTGCATGATCGAGACAGCCTGAGTCGGCTGGCTCATGATGTCGCCCAGACTGAGCGCTGATCCGCCAGTCCAAGTCATCGAAGAAGTGCCGAGGCCTTGATCATAGACAGAGGTTGAAGCGAGATCGGTATCACCGAACAGGCCGAACACCGAAGTCCCTGCGACGCCCTCAGTGATGATGCTCGCATACGTCAGGCTCTCCAAAACGTTCAGGACGCTGATTGTCTTTGGTGATCTTCGACGCTTCGCCTTCCGCTTGGCCATACTAGAGCGCCTGTATGGTCGGACTATCAAAGATCCTTATCCATTTCGATGACAGGCGTAAATTGCCCCTTCAAATCTCTGGGGGACTTCGCCGCATTCATTTTCTCAGCCACGAATCCCATGAGAAGTTGTTGGATCGGATTAACTGGATCGGCTCCTTCGATTTGAAGGTCTTGAACGACGGCTTTGATGGCCTTAGCCACTCTGTGATCGATCTCCTCGAGTAGTTGGGCGATCAACATCATGGTTGAACGGTGGATCAGGATCAGGACAGACAAAATGAGAGCAAAACCGCCCACAACCAACAGATCCGTCAGAACGATGTGATCAA